GTTGGCTGATGGGTTCCGGTTACACAAACCCCACCATGTGAACAAACGACATTTAAAGGTTAGTGTGTCTATATCACCGTCATAAACCATGTACATAGTTTGCCCGTTGCTCATAGACTGATTAACTACTTTCATTCCGCCAAATTCATTCATCAAAGACAGCGGCGCATCACCGCCGATTACTTCAATAGAATCTTTATCCCAAAAAATATTGGCTTGAGCTGATTCATCAATGTTCAATCGTGATACGGTGTCGCCTGATTGAATTTGAGTATCAACGTTAGCGTATGCCGCCTCTTCTGCTGACAAAGAAACGTCACTAAGCGCGATGGGCTTAGGGTAAACTTCCAGAGTAGTACCGTCAGGAATTGCTACGACTGTGAAAGTCATTAGCTGACCTGTTTCTGTCTTATCTGCTAATGAGATCGAGTTAACCTGCCCAATGCTCAACTTATCGCCAACATTGTAACCGGTCGAAGATGCAACAGGAATTGAAGCGAAACGATAATCTGAGTTTACATCTACACCACCTACCGACTGCTGGCCTTCCGGCTTAAAGCTTAGGGTAGAGGATACAGTGGTATCCGGAGATGTTCCCCCGCCAAGCGTACCAAGATATGAGCCTGTATATACGTCAAATTCCGCTACGTTTTGGCCAATTTGACCAGTCGCCCAAGCCTTCTCTGGACGACCCTGCAATGTCTGACGAGCTGCCAAATCTTGCCCGAATCGTTGTGTATCTCTATTATTCAAGACAAAGCAACGATCTTCTTTTACAGTCTGGCGCTCATTCATAATAGCTTGCGCTTCTGAAATAAAGTCATAGCCAGAAGTCGCGTTAGATCGGTAAAACATTGATCCCGTATTTCGCACTAAGCTTGCTAGGCTTGCGTTTAAAAACGTGGCTTGCTTAGTTCCTGATTGCTCGCCTCGACGCTTCCAGAAGTCCATATCACGCAGATCGTCTGCACGCTGTGTGAAGTAGTCGTTCTTTGGATCTTCTAGTGTCGCCGGGTAGTATTGTTCAACGATACCAGTCTCTTGACCTGTCAGATCCCATCCCTCAATAATTGGCGCATGTTGTTGCACAGGTCGCCAAATTACGTTTTTTGAGTTTTGATAGTCTGCTGCATTCGGTTTGAAAACAGAAACCTTATCTAACATCTGTGTTTGATGTTCGTAGGTTTCTAGCGCGTTTTCAAATAAAACCTCTACGGCTTTCGCTGTATTTAATGAACCCATTTTTATAGTCCTATGTTACCAAGTTGTCGTGTCAACACCTGCGGCTTTTGCTGCTCGCTTGACACTCAACGCAGTCTGTATATCGCCCTTTTTATGTGCGGCATTGTACTTCTTCCGCTGAGCACTATTAACTACGCTAGTGTCTGCATCACCTTGCAACTGCTTTGCTGGTGACGGTGCTTTGCTTATCTTTTTAGCTGGAGCTTGGCTGGTTTTAGCTAGTAAAGTACCAAGGTATGCGATAGCCTGAAAACCGTTCGGGTCATTTTGTAACTTTTCCTTTAAAGTGTTCAATGCTTTCTCATTTCTACCCAAGTAAAACATAACTTTTTCGCTGCCATCTCCTGCCGAGCTTAAATGAGATATAACTGCATCTGCCATTTGATCGCCAGCCTCTGGATAAAGACTCTCAAACGCTTGCCTGACATTACTATCCGCCGCTTGATAGTCTTCTGCAGTAACGAGGCCGCTACTCACTAGCTCCGCTGCTCTCTCATAGTGGTTGTCATTATCCTTCTTAATTCTGCTCATGGCTTGATTGATGCGCTCTTCATCACGCGATTTCTGCGAGGCTTTTTGTTGCCTTGCCTCGAATCGCTGCAAATTCCAGTCATCAACTGCGCGGGCGTGTTCGTCCTCATCAAAGTCGAAATCTTCCAATTTCGGCCTTGCTAAGTCTTCAACTTGCGCCGCTTGCTGTGGGTTAGATTTAAGCTGAGCAATTTCTTGTCGCAACTGCTCAATTTCCTCTTTTCCTTCATTGACCTTTGCTTTTAACTTAGATCGAGTTTTGGAAAGAACAGAAATAGGAACCGTACCCACTTCATCCTCGCTTTCCATCCAAGCCTCTAAAGGTTCTCTGCTTTGACCTTCCCCAAGGTCTTGGCCTTCACCTTCCGCTTCTTCTTCTTCCGCTTCTTCCGCATTAGTCTCATTGTTTAAATTTGGGGATGACAACTCCACTTCTTCTTGATCAAGGTATTCCTGATCAATACTCTGCGCCTCGACTTCTTCAGTAGTTGCGTTTTCTGCTTTTAGTTCTGCAAGTGTTTTCACCATTTTTTCCTCGTTGGTAACGATAGACCTAGTGTTATCTCACTAGTAAGATTAACTGATTGCCTCTCAGTCGGGAGTAACTAAAGTATACATGGCGTGTTTAATTAATGCAAAAAAGCGATTATAAGTAAAAAGTTAATCGAAAAAATCGATTATATAGATAAAAGAAAACCCCAATAAGCGGGGCTTTTTTTTTGAGTTGCTTTATAGGTCTTCTATATGACTCAAAACTATATATGCTGTATATTTTGCCTTGATCATTTCGAGAATGCCCACAACCTCTGTATGCGTCATTTCTCCAACTGCAATGTCCTCGATTGTATCCTCGATTGCATCCATGAGAGCCACTTGGGCCGACCTGTCTACTCCTGTATTGATATTTACTACATTATTACTCATTTTATACCCCTAAACAGTTATTACGTGGCACTACCCCTTAGCTTAATCACGTTATCCATTTGCTGAGCTAGTGACTCGTTGGTGAGCTTTTCTGTTTCTGCCATAGTTTTAAGTGTGGTCGCTCTGCGCTCTTCGATTATTGATTGTGTGTCTACAAAGTGCGTATTATTTTTGTCGCCTGCCTGTTTTACTTTTACTGCATCAAGCTGTATTTGTGCTTGTTTGTTTTGCTGCTCCATTTGTTGCGCCTTGGCCTTTTCCATTTCAGCCTGTGCTGCTAGCATCATTGCTGGATCGGGTTGTTTTTGGCTTTGAGCTTGTTGGGCCTGCATTAACATTTGCTGCTCTTCTTGTGTCTCTGGCTTTTTAACTCCCATTATGATCAACTGCTTGCGCGCATAATCTCGAATATCTTTAAATGCCACTCCGTCTACCATAGTGAGGTATTCATTTAACATCATAGTATGCGCTGGCGTCCCCGGAGGTAATGCGTTGGTTAGCTCTTTTAGTTCCTCTCTGTTTTGCGCTTTGACAGATTCAAACTGAGGCCCGATATCTGCGTAAACATCGAAAACCATTGTTTTCATTTCGTTTCTAGTTTGCATGTTGAACGTTTCGGGATCAAAAACTGGCTCATTTACTGTCGCTTTTTTGCTGGTTCCGTCTATTGCCGTCAATACAACATCTCTCTTAGTGTCATAAACGTCTCTTGCCATTGATGCGTATATTTCACCGTCACGGCGCATCGCGGTTTTGTGATTATCTTGGTAGACGTAAGACTGCATATCTAGTCTATGCTGCATCGCGTTTACTGCTTTACCGCTTGTGTCGGGATCAATAATGTCTTGCGGCAGCCCCGGGTTTGCAACGTCCTCAACTGCTGCTCTAGATTCTTGTATAGATGCGATTAGAGCTTGTGGCATTGGCTGTTCTGGAGATACTCCTATAGGTCCGCCGGGAAGCTCGCTACCGTCTGCGCTTGTTCTGTTTTGCAGTTGATATGGATAGTTATTCTCTGAGCCTGATTCCTCATACATGCTCTCAAAGCCCTCGATCTGCTCAGGGAAATATATAGGCTTTGGTCGCGGCGATCTTGATACAATGTCAGCCAGATAAGAAAGTTGAAAGTTTCTCAAGCGTTGGGGGTCTTTTGCTAGTCTTGTGACCCCTTCGTAGTGTTCTTGTCCTTCAATAAATGCTCGCTCACCGTAATCTGGAACTATTGGGATATGCTCTCCAGCAATGACTTGCTTATCGAGAATACCTTCACCGCTTACGATGTATAAAGTGACAACGTCACGATATATCTCTTTAGAAGCTACAAAGTCCCAGCCACCATTGATAAGGTCGTCTTCGTTTTCTTTTAGCTCTTCCGGCTCGAACTCTTTCGTGTTGCCGCCCAAATCGATCATGATGCTAATTTTAACTTTTATCGTTTCTTTGTAGTAAAAGCGTGAAACGTAATAAACCTCATCAGTCCCACCTAGCCAAGGAAACGAGTAACTGATTTCAGGGTAAGCGAATGATATTGCGTCTGTCTTTTCCTCTCCCGTTAATTCTTCTACTAACTCCCTGTATCCATCTTCAGAATAAGGGGCTAAATAAGAGCAATACTTCGCATCTGACTTGTCAATAAAGCGAGCGTTAGGATCCCAAAAAACGTTATTATTTGCCTCGTAAATTGGAATTCGCCTTATAACTTGCTCTCTGCTTCCGTTTCGGTTTGATTTGTATTCCGTTGTTAACTCCCAAGCTCCAACACCACAGACTACCGATTCTTGTAAAGCATTTTTCTTTGCTTCTTGACTGCGATTATTTCGCATATCTGAGCGATACATGCCATCAATAATATCCGCGCCGCTCTCGTCCGTGTCTTCGACTGGTTCAAAGTTAACTTGTATCGGGTTCGCGCTTAAATCAGACATGATTTGTCTTCCGGCTTTGCGAATAACGTTAAATTCACCCCTATACAATAACTGCGACTCTCCGAGTAGATTATCATCCCACTGAGTAACCCAGTAGAACACTAGATCGTCTGCCGCTCGCTCTCTGGTAACTTGGCCTCTTGTATACGCCTTGTCGTGTAGTTTAAGGATTTTTTCGTGATCTAGTGACATTATCTTCTACCCATAGCATTTAATGACCTTGGCATTCTTGGCTGAACTCTGTTAATTATACTTGACTTATCAAAAGAAATCACCGCGCTATCAAAAAGGTTTGGTGAATGTATTTTTAATCTGGCCCCGTTTGGTAATGGAACGCCTTTCCTGAGCTCGTCTTTTGTATAAAAGCGAATAGTGCTACCCGGCTTTATTGGTGTCTTGCAAGCTTCAGCTTTTAACTTTTCTAGCATCTCGGGCTTGATTGTTTCAGAATCAAAGCTTATTAGTGTGTCAGGGTCGTGATACTTGCCTTCTACTACCGCCTCCCAAGTCCTAAAAACCCGTTCAGCAAAGCTAATAATATTTTGCGACTTTTTATTATGTAATACGTCTTTATTTAGTAGGGGCTTTCCGCTGCTTTGTATGTCTGTAGTTTCAGATTTGAAAACGGCATCAGGACTGTGCATTGCGCTTGATCCCTTGTATGCGTAAATAGAGACGCGCTTCCCGTTGAATGCTCTTGACACGTTATCTCTGAGCGCAGCGCCTAAGCCATCGGCATCGTAACCAAAGGAATCGCAGCCATCTTGAATTGCTCGCTGACAGGCCAAATCCATTTTCCGGTTCCCGTTTTCCCCCTCAATCTCATCAATTCTTGTAAATACAATTCCCTGCCTAGTCACAAAACCGAAAGGATCATTTCCAACGTCTGAAGGGTCGCACGCTGATATAATTGCACCTCTTTTTTGTATTCCGAGTTTTTTATGCGCATCGATACAAGCTACAAACCAATCCTCTTTGATTACTGAATTTGCTACATCATCGTTAAACTTGCCGTGCCATATCCCGTCAAATCTCGACTGTGACATAATTCCCCTGCTAACTTTTTGCCTGTCCTTGTCTAGCTCCTGCTGTAATGATTCGTCATGCATAAACCAAGGATTGTCCTCAAATGTTAGCTTGACTATCATGTGGAAATCGTCCTCATAATAACCATTCTTGTCTAGCTCAGCTTGATAAGGAATAATAAACTCTTTGCTCATCGGATCTTGACTAGAGCCAGTGTTCCACAAATACCAAAGCTCCGCGTCTTTTGTATCTCTTAATGTCGGTCCCAAAATATCAATTGTAGATTGCTTTGTTTTTTCTGCCTCTTCCATCAAGAAGTATTTAAAATCAGCTGCGCCTTTCATGTCTATAATGTTCTGCATACCGCCGAAAACAAACTTTCCTGCGTTCGCGTTTCTAATCTCCCATTTTGATGGAACAGAAATAAAACCACCTAGCCCGCTGCGGCTAATTGTAAGTTCGATACCTGCGTATATTGACTCTTTCAATGATGTCATGCGCTCGCGCAGAGCATAAGCTTTGCACCCTGTAGAGTGTATTTCTGAAACTAGTGTATTTTGAGCGAATCGCGTCTTCATTCCGCCCCGACCGCCGAACAAGCCCTTATATTTTTTGTGTTTTAATATTAGCGGTTCCAACTTTTCAACGAGTAACACTGTCGGCTCTTTGTCAGTTGGCTTCATGTTTCCGATCGTGCCTTCCCACTTTCTTATGATGTTAGGAACTAAAGCCCCGTTAACATTTTTTACCTCATCAATAATCCCATAAATGCTAGGCTCTAGCGTGCCGCTCACTGATTGCGCTAGAGGCTTTATGCGCTTGATCTCTTTTAGAATGCTATTCATTTACACCTAGCATCTCTTTAATTTGATCAAGTTCTTTTCGTATTTCTGTTACTTCATCAATCTTCAACATCGCAGCGATTGAAGATACAAAAATATTAGCAATATCGGGAGCTATAACCCCATCACTCGCAGCCCTAATAACTTGCGCGGCTTGTTCTGCTGGCTTTGCTTTTTCGTCAAAATCGAACTCGATAAGCGGAAAAGTCGATTTAAGTGGGGGCTCGATTCTTTGTAAGACTAAAGTTAAAAGTTGCGTGTTAGGGCTAGAGTCTTCTGAGCCATCTTGCCCTAAGGCTATCATTACAACTCGCTTTAGAAATTCATGCTCACCACCTTGCACGCTATCTCGTATAGCATCTAACATAAGCGTTTTTTTGCTCTTCCCTCTTGAGCTCATAGCACTACGGGACTCTGGCGTTATCTTATTTCTTGGATTTTTGTTTGCCATTCCTCAAAGTTTCCTTAAATTTTCCTCAAATGTCTACATTAGTTAATGTATACCACCAAATTTCAAAACGCAAAAAAGCCGCACATAGCGACTCATTTTTTAACCGATTTTTTCCCATTGCATCCCCAAGCCTTGCGCCTAACTTTTACTTTTTCGGTCTTCTTTTGTCCTGAAGATCTAGCGCAGTAGTTATCCCCTCTTTTTGTGCCAGGCTTAGATATTCGTTTTCTCGTTTTCCCTTTTGAGTCTTTATATGTTGTACCGTCTGCGTATTTTTTGCTGGCCTTTTGTTTTTTTCTTTCCATCTATTGCCCTTTTCTTGATTGGTGCTCTACGTCTTTTTGTGAAATTGCTTGCTTTTTTGCTGCTTGCTTTAAAGCT